ACAAGTGGCGACTGCAGTATCTCCACCGCCAACCATAAGACAGTATCCACGATCCAGACCATAAACACCCCCGCTAGTGCCACAATCAATATATTGGATACCCAACTTTGCCAAGCGTTCTGCTCTCTTCCGACTGTCTTTAAAATTGCTATTGCCATGATCAATAATAATATCTCCTTCACCACAAAATCGTAGTAACTCATTAATCGTTTCCTCTACTGTTTCGGCAGGAACTACCATCTGGAAAATTCCTGGTTGGTCATTTTTTTTAACTACTTGAACAAGGCTTTGTATAGAAGTTGTAATGCCATTAACATACCCGTTTTCGTATGCTTCGTTTGCCTTTTCATAGTTTCTCCTGTAACCCCATACTTCAATACCTGCCCTCATCATACGACGGGACATTCCTTCTCCCATCCTTCCCAGTCCGATTAGTCCTACTCTCATAACTCTCTCCTAAACTAATTTTAATGGGAAATCCCATTTGGTAATTTTTTCAATTCTTTTTTCTGGACCCCAAGTTCCAGAATAAGAATAAGGTTTTGTGTTTATTGGGCAAGAATCCCCGACACAAAGAAGATCATCAACGATCCTCCATGATTCCAACACTTCCTCAGAATGAACAAAGTGTGATTGATCTTGATTGATGGCATCATAAAAGAGTTTTACATAACCATCAATTGCACCTTCAGGATAATTGTGCTTTAAGATTGCAGTTTCAATCTTATCATCAAGTCCTGGTGATTTAATGTCAATTTGGATATCAAAATGAGGATCTGGTTGGAACCTCATTACAATACGATCATTATATTCATGTCCTTCAAATAATCTAACTGGAGGTGCTTTCAATTTAATTACAACCTCAACACAAGATACTGGTAATTTCTTACCAGTCATAAAGTAAAAAGGAACTCCTTGCCATCTCCAGTTGTCGATGTAAATATCACCAGCAACAAAGGTTGGTGTTTGAGATTCGGATCCAACACCTTGTTCTGCCTTATAACCAGCATACTGACCACAAACCAATTTGGTTCCAAGTCGTGCCGCAGAAAGAACCTTTACCTTCTCCCTACGAATCTCCTTTGCATTATTTTTACAAGGTGCCTCCATGGCAATCAGAGCAAGAAGTTGCAGCATGTGATTCTGCAACATGTCTCTAACTGCTCCTGCGGTTTCATAATACTGGGAGCGTCCTTCACAACCAATTGTTTCGGTTGCAAAAATCTGAACTTCTTCTACATAATCACGATTCCACAGAGGTTCAAGAAGAATATTACTGAATCGTGTAGCAAGAATATTATTAACCGTATCTTTTCCAAGATAGTGATCAATACGATAAACCTGATTCTCACGAAGATTTTCTGCAACTATCTGCTGAAGTTCTTCGGCAGATTGAAGATTATACCCAAAAGGTTTTTCAATAATAACTCTACTTGTCTTGGGATCTTCAATATATCCCGTAGATTTTAAACTGAGAACTGCATCACCATATCTTTCAGGAGGAACTGAAAGAAAGAAAGTTACATCTTCACCAGGATCCAGTTTCTTTAAACTTTCTGGATCTGATAGATCGCAGATCACATAATTCAAACGATTTACAAAATCTTCAGGATAAGATCCAAGTGTATGTAACCAACTCTGTTTGCTGTGTTGAGTTCTCGATGCTCCCGTTATTATAAAATCTTGTGGGAGTAAATTCTTTTTATGGAGTTCGTATAATGCTGGGATGAGTTTTCTTCGGCACAAATCTCCTGTTGCGCCAAAGATTACTATGTTTCTCATTTATTAATTTCCCGTCTATTGATGTGGATATGCATGGTTAAGTGCCCATACAATAAAACAACCGATCAAACCAAAAATGGTCATGGCATTAAAGATTATTCTGCTCATCTTCTTCGTCCTCGTAACTAGAAGGTTCTTCAAATAACTCATTCATCTTTTGTTCTAAAACTCTTTTTTGTAATTCTTGCATATCTTCGTCCGTAAATCTTATCACCAGTAACGGGTCTCCAGCTCTAACGTTATTTAACTCAGGATGTTTAACTTTTGGACTTTTTGAATACCCATAATGAGCATTCATAATCATCCAACCTTGAACAAACATAGTTATAGAAATAACTAAAAGAACAAACCACGGAACCAAAAAAATTAGTTCAGAGTGATTTTGAGCCATGGAAGTAAGGGCGGAATAACACCAATAAGCCTTAGTAGTCCCTCAGCAAATAAAGCAAGAACCACCCAACCGACGCACATACTAATGATAGAAGCATTACGGTTGTGTCGTCGTATTGCTGCATCAATCATCTCCTGAACTTCTGAACGAGTAATAAATTCGTCTTGAGGTTCCATCACTTCTCATCTCCAAGAAATTTTGCCAAAGGATCTTTCTTAGTCTTAATGATTTCACAAGCCCTTTTGTAAAACATGTTGTCTGTGTTTCCAGACTTTTCAAAAGTCTCCTTGATCTTCACCCAATTATCGTAGGTGTGCTGATCCATAGGTTTTAAATTGAATACTACTAGTTATGCTAGTCAGTAGTTTCAACTTGTCAACTATGTGTTGATACACAAACACACATTAAAAGAATGTGAAATTTGTAATGTTTTGAAACGGAAAGGGTGGGATTTGAACCCACGGATGCTTGCACATCGCCTGTTTTCAAGACAGGTGCCTTAAACCACTCGACCACCTTTCCAATAATAAGTCCTTAACGGACTTCAAAATCTAACTTTCTTACTTTACGCTGACGACGTGCTTCTTGCCAAGCAATATCTTCGTTAGTTAGAACAGCAGATTTTCTTTTTGATTGATAAGAGTTTAGCATAACAATCTGCGATAAGTCAACTGCCGAGATCTTATCGCCACGAATAGTTGCCATATTTGAACAACCACACGTTATTGTTTTTGTTGGATGCCCTTCTAGTTCTCTACCACATGTGCGGCATCTGATTTTTAAATTTTCCATGATCCCATTTATTCTTCGGTTGTTGTCTCTTCAATTTCTTCAATAATTTCTTCTACTTCTTCTTGAACTTTTTTTGATGCAGTATCTGAAAATGAACGGAGCATCCAAACAAACTTGCCGTGAGACTCCATTAAATCTTGAACTAGATTTGCCGTGGCATATGTCTTTTGTGCTTCTGCTTCTTCAGATATTTTAGTCATTATATCACAAAAATCAATATTTGATTGAAGAAGATCAGAAATCATACCTTCGGCATTCGCAGAACTTGATGCTTCTTTAATTTTAGAAACTTCAAGAACACGATTTAAACTACTCAAAGGTTTTACATTCAAGTATCTCATATGCTCTGAGAGTCTATCAATCTCTTCAAAGATAGTCTCATACTGACCGCCAAAAAGAGTATGAAGTTGCTGGAAATCATTTCCAACTACATTCCAGTGGTAGACCCACGTTTTATGAAATAGAACAAAAAGTGATGCCTGAGCATCACTTAAGAGTTTAAACAGTTTTTCCATTATACCATTTTTTAGGTATTTATAAAGTGGGCGATACTGGGATCGAACCAGTGACCATCTCCGTGTAAAGGAGGTGCGCTACCGCTGCGCTAATCGCCCAATAAAATCAAGATTTATTCATAAGATATTCTACGGTATTTGCCACATCATTCATGGCATCACGAAGATTTGGTTGCTGCCCAGTTTCTTGCCTAAGAATTGGGCGATGATCATCAGTAAGTGACCACCGCCACAGATTCATATCCTTACAATACCAGAGATTAATTTTCATTATTTTCCTCTTTCATTATATAGGATACATCAAAAATGGGAGTTTGTCAACTCCCAATATAATCACTTACCGATACGATCAACAGCAATACGTGCTCGGTTAAGAACAGAACCACTCAGAGGAACATATCCCAGATCATCGGCAATACCCTGTGCTTTAGAACTCAGAGCATACTTGAGAGCAGCACGAATATCATCTGCCTTCTCACCATTACCAGTCTTATAGGCAAGAATCCAAGTCAGAGTGGAAATAGGATAAGCATTTGCACCAGAAGGATTGGGATTCTCACCAGCGAGATTAACATCCAGAGTGATGTTATTCAGAGCAACAGCACCAGTAGCAGCAGTAGGAAGAACAAACTTACCTGCCTTGTTTTGGATTGCTGCCGCTTGAAGTTTGTTTGCTTTCACAAATCCAGTATTCACATAACCGATGGAACCAGGAGTATTTTTGATAGATCCAGCAACACCTTCGTTTCCTTTACCACCAACTCCAGTAGGCCATTTAACCGACTTACCTACACCAGGACCCCAACCACCAAAGGCATCAAGGGAATTTGTGAATGCAAAAGTAGTTCCAGAACCATCAGAGCGATACACCACACGAATAGGACCATTACCACAGTTAGGAAGTTGATTCCAATTCTTAATACGTCCTGCAAAAATATCCACAGTTTGTTTCTGGGAGAGTTTCAGAGAACATCCAGGTTTGTTATAAGCAACAGCAATCGTTCCACCCACCATCGGGATTTGAACGACACCACGCTTCACCTTTGCTGCTTCTGAGGATTTGATTGGTTCGTCGGATGCTCCGAAGTCAACTGTGCCCGCAAGGTATTGACGAACACCAGCACCAGAACCAACGGACTGATAATTAACCCTACTCCCAGAAGTTCGTGCATAATCTTGGAACCAACGTTGATAAATCGGTGCAGGGAAAGTGGCACCAGCACCATTCAAAGCAGGTCCAGCAAATGCTTCAAGTTGCAGTGGCATAAGTCCTGCAATATCTGCAAACGCAGCAACAGGGGCAAGAGCAAGACCAATAGCAATAAAGTTTTTGAGTTTCATAAAAAGTGAATAACTTCGTAAGTAATTTTACTAAAAGTGGAAATTAAAGTCCACTAAGAGAAGGTTAAGGTTTTGATTTCATAAAAAAGCACCCCAAGGGGGTGCTTTCACTCAACTTATGAGTAGTTTATCAGAACTTAAAGGTAGTCTGAATTACACCACCCCAGTTAGAAGAGTTATCAGCAAGACGCTGGTTGTCACTTGCATAAAAGATGGCAGGAGTGATGCTGATGTTATCAGAGACTTGATACTTGTAGAAGATCTCAAGCATCGTTGCATCTTCAAGATCTTCACCCGTAGGTGCTTGACCAACAGCAACACCAGCAGAATTACCCTTAGCAAATACATCTTCCCACTGGAGACCAGCAAACCAGGACTGACTGTTGGTAGCGGCACTTTCAGTACCACTTACAGTGTTCCAACCATATCCAGCAGATACCGAAGGAATCCAACCAGATTGGGTAGGTTGCCAGTAAGCATTCACGGCATAACCATTAGAAGTTTGACCAGGAACCAGAGTACCTGCAGCACCGTTCAGACCATTGTAGGTGCGAACACGGGTGCCTTCAGTACCATAACGATAACCAAATGCAGCACCCCAATTAGTACCACGATAACCAACTTGTGCCAGAGTATTCAGAGCACCAGACTCATCAAACTCACCACGGGCACTATCTTGACCTGCTTGAGCAACATAATTTACACCAGCAATAAGACCTTTCTTGCCATACTGAACACCGAAACCAGAACCAGTTGCCTTGTTATAGACACCAGGAGTACCAGCAACAGCAAAGAAGTCAAGAATACCAGACTTATATGCAGAGGGCATCCAGGCAATCTCAGTGTTACGAACTGCAGCACCAGCAGTCAGAGTAGTGCTACCGTTGAACACAGGGAACTGATAGTACAGACGGTCAATAACTACATTGTTACCAACTTCACTGGAAGTGTTGTCTGCTTTGTCCAGTTTGAACAGAGAAGAACTGGAACCGAAAGGATCTGTGCTGAAGTTAGAAGAACGCAGACGAGTACGAAGCAGATCTTGTCCAGTGAACGAAGTGTCCAGGTTCAGACGAAGATCGTAGTTGAATGCGGTGTGAGTTACATCACCACCTTTGGTTTCGTAGTCATCAACACCACCCAGAACGAAGGATGCTTCACCACGAAGTTTAGT